ATGGGACAATCTCTTGCCAGAGGGTTTTCCTCGGTAGATATACCAACTCCACACTTATACGTTTCGGCTTGGAGTAGGAATCAGGTTGACGATGCAGTGTACTACACGCCGAATTACGGCGTGTCATGGTATGAGCGTGGAGGATTATTTAAAGGTGGAAAAGGTCAGGTTATCGGAGTTGCGGAGAATGGAAAAGACGAAGCCGTTATTCCTCTTGAAGACAATAGGGCAATGTCACAGATTGCAGAGAGTATCATTCAGGCCGGTGGAACCAGCGGTTCTCTTGATGAATCTACTATCGAAAGAGCTGTTGAGCGAGGAATGGCGAACGCCTTATCGAGTGGAGCTATCGGTGTAACTGTTTACAGCACGTTGCAAACAGATGACGAAACGTTAGCTAGGTCTGTGAGCAGGGGACAAGAGAAAATCAACTATCGCTATAATAAATAAGGGGTGATGAATAAATGTCAATGACTGGAAACGACAGCTTCATGATGGTAGACGGAGTGGCAATACCCACTCCGTCAAGCGCAGAGTGGGGATTGCAGGATGTTTCTGCCGGTGAATCCGGCAGAACAGAGGATGGAGTGATGCATAAAAACAGAATCACACAGAAAAGAAAATGGATGCTTTCATGGGGGATTAAAGACCTACAGACTGCCAGCATTATCGTGAAGGCTTTTAACCCCGAATATGTAAATGTGACCATGTGGGACGTACTTGAAGGTGGATATACGACAAAAACATATTATGTTGGAGATAGGAAAGCCCCGATCAAGTTGTGGTGGAAAGATAATAAGCTAGTTGGTTCTATAAGTTTTGACATTATAGAACAGTAAGGTGGAATTGCATGATAAATGTGAGTAAAGGATTTGCACGTAATCTGCTTAATGATAATAGAAATTATAAATACTTCATAGATATAACCCTGTCGGACGGTGAAATTCTCAATATCACCAACTCCGATCTGTGGCAAAGGACATTCAGGATTGAAGATTCTGTATCGCAGGACAACAACCTTGATGTTGGTGATGCGATTATTAACAAGCTGTCATTCTCACTCAATAACATTGACGAGTCATATTCCAAATATGATTTTACAGACGCAGAACTTGTAGCTTATATCGCACTCGATGTGGACGGCGAGTTAGAAAAACTGAAAAAGTTTACGGGTGTTATTGACGAAGCAGTCTATAATGGTTCGCTCATATCTATTACCGCATTTGACAACATGAGTAAGGCAGATAAAGATTTCGATACGTCAGGAATCAAATTTCCAGTATCTATTGGAGAACTTGTCTTGTATTGCACCACAAAGATGGGGATTCCGCTTGAAACTATAAAATTCCCCAATATGAATTTTGTTATTCAAAGCCTACCGAATGATAGTACGTCTACCATCACATACAGGCAGGTGATAAGTTGGTGTGCCCAGATTTGTGGATGTTTTGCGAGATGTGATCGAAACGGTGGTCTTGAAATTAAATGGTACAATACAGAACGCCTGATTGAACAATTTGCAGATGGTGGTACGTTTGACACTACAACAACACCATACTCTGACGGTGATAATGTGGATGGCGGTACATTCAACACGACAACTACGCCATATTCTGATGGGGCATCGATTGATGCAGGTGTATTTACATCTGTAGAGAGTCCACATTTTTTCACAGGATATTCTTCACATAACATCGGGGTGGATGATGTTGTTGTTACCGGAGTATCTGTTAAAACAAAAGAGAGAGATTCAGAATCGGCTAGCAGTGGTTCATCCGGTTATATAATCGCCATAGAAAATAATCCGTTTGTAACAGAAAACAACAAACAGGCAATAGCAGATTTTCTTGGAAAACGGTTAATTGGAATTAAGTTTCGTACTCTGACGGCGAATGTACTTTCCGATCCTTCTGTAGAAGCCGGAGACGTGGGCTTTTTCTATGGGCTGAATCATAATTATTACCCCGTTTTGGTATCGTCTGTGACGTTTTCTGCAGGAGAGTATATGAAAATACGATCTTCCGCTAAAACACCGGCGAGAAATAAAGCGGTTACATACTCAGAGGAAACACGAAATTATGTTGACCTGAGAAAGAAAATAGCAGCCGAAAAAACTCTTCGTGAAATACAGGAAAAGAAACTTAATGATGCATTGAATTCGTCTGCCGGGCTTTATACTACAATCGAAAAGGGAAACACTGGAAATATTTATTATTTCCATAACCACAAAGACTTGTCTGATTCCGACATTGTATGGAAAATGACATCAGAAGCGTGGGGTGTTTCCACGGACGGCGGTAAGACGTGGAACGGCGGTATGACCGTTGACGGAGATACAATTGCCAGAATTTTAACTGCAACAGGAATCAATGCGGACTGGATTAAAACGGGCAAGATTCAGGACACAAAGAGCAAGAATTACTGGGATATGAATACTGGGGAATTCCAACTTGCGTCAACAGTTACGGTTGGAGGAAAAACCGTTTCAAAAATCGCTTCGGATGCGGTGAACGCACAGACACAAAGCAGTGTTTTTAACAAACTTACAAATAACGGACAAACACAGGGAATTTATCTCAGCGATGGCAAACTGTATGTCAATGCGTCTTATATCGGTACAGGGGAATTGTGCGACAAGAGTAGAAACACGGTCTTTAACCTCTCAACCGGAACTTTCACAATGAAAAAAGGGAGCATTAACATTGGAGGTGGGAGATTTGTTGTAGATTCATCGGGTTATTTGACGGCGAGAGGGGTAAATCTTTCCGGAAGTTTAAGAAGTGTATCCGGTTCAACATTCACGGAACTTTATAACGGAATTCTCAGAGCAGGATATACATCTGGGGGTAGTGATACAATACACGGCACTTTTGATGCGAGTGCACAATATGAAGGCAACCAGAACTGTGTTTCATTATTAGCGAAAACAGGGTTCCTTGTTCTTGGTGGTAATGGGACGATATGGTTTACCGACAACTCCGGTACAGGGTACGCATGGGGGTGGGTAAATTCTGACGGGATTCATTCAAAAAATGGAGCCAACCTCCCATCTGTAAAGATTCCGTCATCAATTAAAAGTGACGGGACTGTCGAATCGTGGTATAGCTGCTCCATAGTTGACGGGATAGTAAAATAAGAGGAAAAAATGACATATTATAGCTTATTAGACGGTATAAAAGAAAAAATTACAACGGATGAACAAATGTGGAAATGCATAGAAGATGGAGGAAAAATGTATTCTGTTGATGATCAGGGGCGCGAGACGTTGATTGCAGAAAATCATGAATTCCTCAGAGGCAGACCTGCTTTTCCGGAAAAGATATTGTAATTAATTATAGATTCAATAAAATTGAAAACGCTTGGAATGGAGGCACAAATGGAACTATCCGGAGAAAAATTAATGGCAATGGAAAGTATGATTACTGCGTATGCGTTAAATCAGATGCAATCTAATGATGTCTCACCAGAACTTGCATGTTTAATAATGAAATGTGTGCTTAATCAGTTTCAGGAAAATTATATCAACAGCTCGCTTCTGAACAGAATAAAAACCATATCAGTGGAATCCGAATCACACACTGACGAAAAGCCTGAAGAAAGTAAAACATGATGACTGGATGGTCAACGTAGAACAAAACACTGTAAAAAATAGTAAAAAAATAGTATAATAATACTGGAGGGAATTTTTTTTGCCACAAAAGTTGACCTACAGTCCACAATTACAGGGAGTATGAGACAACGTGATATTTGATCCGAATTTAATCATCGCTCTTGTTTCCGTCCTGATTGCTTTCATTGCCCTTGTTGTGACAATTTCCAGAAACGGTCACACAGACATTCAGAAGCAGTTAGACGATGCAAAAGAAGCGGCGAAGCGAGACACAGAAATCAAGATGGGATTAAAGGCCATCCAGTCTGACACGTCAGAGATTCGTTCAGGCATGGACGGACTAAAAGAAGAAGTAGCGCAGCAGGGAAAGCGGTTGATTATCGTAGAACAGTCCGCAAAATCTGCACATAAGAGAATTGATACATTGGAGGGAAAAAACGCATGATCAACTGGAAAGTAAGGATTAAAAACAAAAACTTCTGGCTCGCACTTATACCGGCAATTCTGTTACTCATTCAAACGATCGCCGCCCCTTTCGGATACAAGTGGGACTTTGTGGTTCTGAATCAGCAATTCGCAGCTATTATCAACGCCTTATTTGGAGTTCTTGCAATTCTCGGAGTTGTAACAGACCCGACAACCAGCGGGGTGTCTGACAGTCGGCAGGCGCTTTCTTATGAAAAACCTAAGAAAGATTGAGGGGAAGG